AGGCGGTCGAACAGCAATACGTCCGCGCGCGACTGCGGGTAAACAGTGATGTCGAAGATTTTGCTAGCGCTGTCGGGGCCGTGGAACTGCTTGCCAGGCTTGGTCCCATATCCCCCTTCACTGGTTATCCCTTTTCGCTCTGGCGACACCGCGCGCTCTCATGGGCACAATCAGGAATTGCATTGCTTGCTCAATACTGGATAAAAAAAACAGTAACAACAATCCGCCTAGCGATTTTCAACGTTGCGCTGATCGGCGGTCAGCGGTTCAGTTCTCTGACATAAGCCTGACACGCAGCCAATGCAATCAATCCTTGGTCGCCGGCGTCGGTGATGGCGACAATTCGTTGAGCATGCGCTGGGTCAAGTCGGGCACGCGTTCTTCCATGAACCACGCTGCTGGCCTCGGTACCGGCTGGCATTGAGCAGCCACCGGCTGAATCCGTGGCGTCAAGAATGACTGACAACCGCAGATCAGAAGTGGCAAGGCGATCGCGCAGGCGATCCTGATTCTTTTGAGCATCGCTCAGTTCCTTGTAGTGGGATTGTTCGCTGGCCGACAGACGTTGCTCGAGCGCCAGACGCTTGTCCTGATCGGCGCGCACCTGGGCAGCAGCCGCATTGCTGATGGCGGTCAGATCAGCCTCATGTAGGCCGGCCTGCTCGGCGAGTTGCTTCCCGTAGCGCCAATCCTGAAACTGCCAGGTGCTGCCGGCGCCGATTAGCACCAGCGCTATCGCACCGATGGCTTTCCAAGGGATTGCTATTGGCATGGCTCATCCTCCCAATCAGGCAGATCTACGATTCGCCCGGCCAGCGCGTGCGTGTAGTCACTAAGGAACTGAACGCGACCATCGGTCACAAATGAATGGCAAACGCGATCACCATCAGCCCACCGATACCGAACCAGAACCGAAGGCGTGATGGCCGAGCTTCAGCGTCTGTTTCGCTCCCACAGTCCAGGCCGGAGCCTTCGGCATGGTGGTCGCGTAATAGTGGGTGGCACCGCCGGTGGGGTCTGGCTCGGCACCGGACATCACCAGATCGGCAGCCTTCTGCGCTTGGGCGAACTGCCCGGCCGGGATTGGCTTCGCGCCGCTGAGGTAGGTGAAGTTCGGGTCATTCTTGTTCCAGCAACTGAACTGGTAAGGCTTCAGGCACACCCCGGCATAGCCCTCCCCCCACCACGATTTGGCCTTGCCGTCGTTCACACGGTTGCGGATGGTCCAGGCCACGGCGATCTGGCCGGCCAGCGTTTCGCCGCGCGCCTCGCCCCACAGCGTGCGCGCCAGAACTTCGCGATCTTTTTCAGTCACGGTCATCACTTTTTCTCCACACGTAAAAAAGCCCGCTATGTAACGGGCGTTTGATAGAATCTAGAGCAATATCAGTCCCATCATGCACACTGGGATCAGTTAGCTTATTCCAAGGATTGAATGGGGGCTGACTACTGAACGACATAAAACTATTGTTGAATGAGTCAACACAATGCAGATAGCGCACACAAAACTTAAGAAAAATAGCGACATTGAGGCACTTAGAACACTTGCTATCGTGCTTGTGATATTCGCACACATCTCCGCACTATTATCCCCAGACTCAATATATAGATCAGTGCTTGCTTACTTCCGCTTTGGATATGGCGTTGATGTATTCTTCTGCATATCTGGTTTTATCATCACAAAATCGATCATCAGTGAAATACCAGAAACAAAAAACCTAAGATCGATCATAGACTTCTCTGTACCATTCTGGACAAGAAGATTTTGGCGCCTTATGCCATCCGCATTTTTCTGGGTGCTTATGGGTGTTCTTCTTTCTGCATGGCAAGGTGGTGAGGGATACATTCCCCCGTTGAAAGATTTTGCATGGTCTGCCTTTGCAGCTGCCTTCCAATTCTTCAACGTCATATACCCGCATTGCCGCGATTCCGGCACCTGCGGCACTGTTGGAATATACTGGAGTTTATCGCTTGAAAATCAGTTCTACCTGCTTCTCCCAATCATCGCAGTCTTAACTGGAAAGCGATGGATGGCGCTATTCTTTCTCTCGGTCTTCTTTGTGCAGTTTTTCATATCCAGACAACTAACTGACCCCACACCTGTACTTTGGGCATTTCGGACCGATGCCATTGCGCTCGGCGTTTTGCTAGCCCTGTGGCAAAACCATTCGTCTTACCAAAGAGCTAAACCGATTTTTTTGAAAAACAATATTCTCTGCACCGCGTTACTGCTGTTGATTGTCGTAGCTCTGGCGGCCATCACGATCCCCGTTGCACCTATCCCATTCGCAATGGGTATCACCTCTGTCGGTGCCTGCCTACTCGTTTGGGCTGCCAGCTACAACGAAAACTATTTTACGCGCTGGAAATCCGTCGAATCAATTTGCGAGTATGTAGGATCAAGATCTTATGCTATTTACCTTGTACACTTCATCGTACTGTTTGCAGTTCGCCATTTCATGTTCAACCCTATCAATAGCGAAGTAAAAACCAATTACGACACATTTAGTGTTGCCTCATACGTGTCAATATTCTTGATTTTCACGCTTGCTCTGTCCGAGTTTAACTATAGATTTATTGAAACCCCATTAAGACTGAAGGGCGAAAAGATTTCAAAGAACATAAAATCCAAACTTATTCAGCCAGCCTAAGCATAGTACCGCAATTGAGTACTATCTTTGCTATACCGCTTGTTTAGGTCATATAAAAAGGTTGCGGATCGTCCAGGCCACGGCGATCTGGCTGGCCAGTGTTTCGCCGTGCGCCTTGCCCCACAGCGTGACGGGCGAAGGTGTCGCAGTCTCTTTCGGTTTCGGTTTCGGTTTCGGTCATTGCTTTTCTCCAGGCAAAAAAATACCCGCTCGATGGCGGGTTGATTCATGTGAGGCCGGTCAAATCGTTTCGGCGGTGCTGATTTCTGAGTCAGTGACTATTACAGGCACCGCAGGCTCTGAAGGCCAAACAGGCGTAGTTGGCCATGTAGGCTGTGCAGCGACTTTCCCCAGTCCGAATTTGTAAGCCTTCCATGCCTTCAGGCTGACAATCAAAGCAGACTGTTCGGCTTCATCCTCGGCTGTCGCTTCGCCGGCGGCGATGCCATAACCGAGCGTGTCAATGCGATCCTGAATCCTCAAGATCAACGCAGCCGCGGCCCCGTTGCGCCTTGCCAGCTCATATTTCGCGCCGGCCTGGGCTGCGGCCTGCTTCATTTCGTTGGTGATGAGCTGAGACCAATCAATGTTCATCGCTCACCTCCATTTCTTCCAGCAACGGCCCCGGGAGAACTACCTCACCGTCGGGAACGCCCACCAGATCCGCCGGAAAAGCCTGCTCAGGGCTGTAATTACGCGGGTTCGGAAGCAGCAGAGTCACTATCAGCTTGCCGTTTTCGTCGCGCTCTACGTCCTCGACGAACCATTGAGACCCGATCGCCGCAACCGGCAGCGTATCGCCGCTACCCATGCGGGAAAAATCGAACGCCTCACCGTTGATGATAAGAGTATCCCCGTTCTTTGTGAGCGTCAGGGTGTCGTCCCGGCGCTGAGGAGATAGTTTAATGATCATTAGAACCACCGCCCGGTTGCAGTAAGATAAACATCCTTGACGTTGCCCGCCGCCATAGAAATGCTCGACCATATACGCCATGTTGTGGCAGTGGTTATTACCGTCCGATAGTAACAACCCATTACAGGCGCAGCATCGTTTCGAGCGACCGCCGAACTAACCATGGGCACAGCTATAAAGGTAGATGGAAAGTTCCAGGTTATTTCAGAGCCAGCTTGGAACAACGACCCCGTAGCCGAAATTACCGCCTGGGGAGCCCCATTAGCTAGAAAGGTACAGATCATTGTGCCGTCAGCGAATTTGACGTAATCACCGTTACCGTTGGAGCCTCTCTCGATAACAGCGCCTGTTGGCACCCCGCTGGCCTGGGAAACGGTGCCCAACACGTTGGTCTTTCCGAAAACGCCAGCGGCTTGCAGCGCCGTAACCAATGCCGATATCGAAGTGACTCCGGTGCCTCCCTGAGCAAGGCTGATCGCGGTGGTCAGTCCGGCCAGCGACGTGATGTCACTGTTCGCGCCCTTCGCCGCCTTTACAGAGGCTTGTGCCTGTAGCTTGCCGAATGCGGCCAGAATGGCGTCGGTACTGACGACTACACTTGCATCGGTCGTGACCAGGCCAGTCAATACCGTTGACCGGATGCCCGAGACAGTCATGTATTTGTTCACAACCCCCTCCGGAAGACCGTCTGTATTTGTGAGGTTCAACGCGACGCGCACTCCGGCAGTGGTCGGCGTCTGTCCCAGCACAGCGAGCACCCCTCCGAATTGACTTACCAGTGCCCGCAACGCGTCCGCTGAATCCTTCACGTATCCCTGCATTGGAGCCAGCGCGTACGCGCCAGCGGCATTGGTGGCGCCCTGGTACGGAGGGGCGATCGACATCGCCGTGTCACTTGCGATGTTGGGCTGGTGGTCGGGCTGTGCCAGATCTCCGTGCGCTGGGTGTCCTCGGCACCGGCCGGGAAACCCCACTTCAGGTAGATACCAACCCGCTCGATGGCGGGTTCTGGGTTTGCCCAATGGGCGGATTAGGTTGTCGTATCGGCTCGATACTGGAAGGACACCGGCACGGTGAAGGTCGTGTCGTCTGGGATGCCCGCTCAACAGTGATGCTGAACCGCTATTGGCTGAGCAACACTTGGCCGCTGCGAGGGGCGTTCCCCGCTGATATCGGCCTGCCAAGGCCAGCCAAAGGCGACTCACCCGGCACTGGCGGCCAG